TCGCATAATCGTAAAGCTCTTTGCAAATATGGTCTCTTTGATGACCCGCACCAGCCGTTGTGATACCGAGCATAAGAGGCTCTTTACGAGCACCCATCGAAGTAAGAAGAACATCATATAAATCTCTATTTTTATGGGAGTGAATTTCATCTAAAAGGCAACAAGATAGGTTTAATCCATGCTTTGTGTCTGCGTCAGCCGATATAACCTTGTAGTACGAACCAACTTTATCGTAAGTGATTGAATCTCGATAGGTGTTAGCTCGTTTGATTAGGTGAGGTTCTTGGATAACCATTTGTTTGGCGATAGAGAACGATAATCTAGCTTGCTCTTTATCCGCAGCAGCCGATACGATTTCAGCTCCTTTCTCTCCATCAGAAAATAGCATATAGAGTGCTATACCTACCATCATAGTCGTTTTACCGTTCTTACGAGGTATGAAGATGAAACATTGTCTAAACTTCCTTAGATTGGTTTTCTTAGACTTCCAACCGAATAAGCCCTCTATGATTTCTACTTGCCAAGCTTCAAGAATGAATTTAGTTCCAGCCAAATCACCTTTAGTGTGTTGACAAAACATCTCTATAAAATCCACAGCTCGTCTAGCAGCTACCTTATCGTACCACCAAACTGCTGTATCTATGTTTCCAAGATTATTCATTTATCGTTTTGTTGACCTCAACAATATGATGTTATTAATCGTCATTGCTAAAGAAATTTTCTATTTTTATGTCTGGTGTACTAGCGTAACCCTCGATTGCATTTACCTTCGCTCGACTCGATGGAGTTAGTCCAAATTCTTTTAGTAATTGAAAGACTCTAACGAAAGCTTGGTTAGCTATCTGTACCTCGGGTCGAATAACGGTCTTTGCGTTGCCCTCTCGTGACATAACTATCTCAGTTGACCCTAGAGTATTCACAACTTCTTTAGCGCTCTTATACTCGCTGTATGAGTCGCAAAGCATTTCAAGTGCCATAGAGTCGGCTAAAGTCAATACGGTCATATCGTGAAGGAGTAAACTCAATTCGATAAAACTCTTTTGACCTTGCTCGCTCAACCAAGTTGGTGTAGGAGGTATAGTCGAAGGTAGAATCGGTTCGGCTGGATTTTGTCTATCTGCCCTCAAAGTTCCCCTCTGTCTTTTTAATTCTGTTGGTAGTTGTTTAGTCATTGTGCCATCGTTTAAAGTGCCAACCTTTATAGTGTTTTAGTTTACCTTGAACTACTTTACTAATGGATTGTACTGAACTAATTTTACGCAGTTCAGGAAACATTATCTCTGCTGCTTGGTTTTGTGACTCAAATAAATAGCACTCTCTATCGTCTTCAGAATCAACTGGAGTGCACATAACTCGTACTCGGTTACCTGAATTTAATCTCTGAGCATCTTTTTGCTCGATACTCCAAGAACCACCGCCATTAGGGTTTACGCCCACCAAATTGTAACTAGGGTTTAACATATTGTACCAATAACATTCTGTAGCAAATTGGTGTTCTAGTTCGCACTCCTCAAGTATTTCAAAATCGAAATTAATTAAATCGTGTTTATTTACTGCGTTCTGTAATTTAGCGTTTTTATGATTGTTATTTCTTAAACAGCTTTTATGGGAACTAATTCTTCCTTCAATATTATTGGAGCTACCAACATACATCTTCCCATCTAACCTATTCGTAATTGTATAAACTCCAATCATATTTTACAAATGTACAATAAATAAGTTAATAATTCTATATAATCTATATACTATCCTTTTCTTTAGCTTGAACCCCTAGCATGCCCCTAGCTAGGTCCTAGTATGGTCCTCAATGACCTCTAAAGATTTATTACTTGATAATCAAAGAGTTACGTAAAGATGAATGCGTGCATTGCTTTATTTAGGTGTTTTTCGATAGGAGTCGAGTAGGAGTCCTTTCCTATTCCTTTCCTATTAAAAACTATTTTAAAAATAAGTTTCGATATAGTAGGTTACTAACAAATGTTTACTATATTTGTACCAGAAATAAGAACCTAAAAACCTAAATTATGAATAAAGATAAAAAAGCTTACCACAAGAGATATGCTTTAAGAAACTCGAAGCAAGCTAAAATAGATAAAGAGAATAGTGACGCTCAAGACCACAAGAACGGAATAGTTTATAAGGAAGCGTTCGAGTTAATGTTTGGGTATTTACCAAGTAAGGCTAGAGTTAATCAAACCGATAGCTACGAGTTGATTAGAAGAAGTGGAGCTAGTTTAAACGGAAAGCAATTTACTTACTAAGATATGAATAACTTTATAATGATGTTCGGAGAGCAGTCGGTAGATGACGAACTCAATAAGGATATACCTAAACACATAAGTCTTACACCTCAAGGAACTTACAGGGTAATGAGACGTAGAGTGTACTTAGGTACATTTAAGACCATAGAAGAAGCTAAAGATTCAGTAGCTAACTACTTGAACGATATAGCATAAGATTAAATAATACCAGGGAGAAGCTTAATGGAGAAGCGATTGTGCAACACCAATAGAAGTAGGTTCGAGTCCTACCCCTTTGACTATTACGAGAGGTAACTGCGTGAGTGTTACTAAAGGAATCTTGAAATGGATTTAAAAGTCAGCGTAGAGGGGTACGGGATTGCCCCTCTCCTATGGACTAACTAAAACAAGACTAAGATGAATGAATCACAAACGATAACTTTAGACATTTCAGATAGCGACCTTAAATCACAAGTTGAGAGGTATGCTAAACAAAGAGGTGTAGAGGAGCTAGAAAATGCCATAGATATGATTGACAGTATGTATGATGGTTTTATTGTGGAGGAAATTGCAAAAGCATTGAATCAAAGAATCAAAGAACTAAAACAAGAGTAAAGACCTTCTCAATTAATATAGGCGTTAGATTATGTTAGATAAATACATCAAAGAAATTGCAGAGAATTATGCTTTGCACTGTTTAGACACAACAAATGACACATCAAAGAGATTGTCGTTTAATGATTTTGTTAACCGTTAGTCGTTAACTATTAATTAAAGTAGGCGGATAACTTCCGCTTACTTAAAACAAGACTAAGATGAAGAAGAAAAATAACTTGTTTGAATGGTGCGTAGCTTCAATATTGGCAACGGGGGTGTTTTATTTGGCGATACTATTTTTAAACAACTAAAACAAACGATATGAAAGCAGAAAACAATATTGTAATAGCTGACTACCTTAATAGGTTTAGCGAACTAAAACAAGACTAAGATGGAACAACCAAAAAAAGAAGGAAGTTATGTGTGTAGAATGAGTAACGGCTACATCAAGTTGTGCTATTACACAAGTACAGAATGGTTAGATATGTGGGAAACTACATTGAAAGGTGAAGTAATTAGATGGATGGAAATTCCTACAGAACTAAAACAAGACTAAGAGATGGAAGCAGAAGATTTTATAGATTCAAAACTACTTCAGTTAAATGTAGACCACCCTGATAAGATTGGGTACGGTGATATGGTTAACTTATTAAATGAGTACTCTAACATTAAGACTCAAGAACTTCAGGATTATATACTCGAAAGACTTAAAAACAAATAAGGATATGAATAACCAGGCAGAAACGAATAAACAAATACTAAAAGCTTTATCTGAAATGGTTGAGCTACACAAACAATCTAAACAATCAAGAGACTTACTATACGACTTGATTAAATTAGAGGGTACTCGAATCGACTCACTTATGTCGGAGTCTAAAACTAAATTCCAAAAGAAATTATGAAGAGCCGATTAACCTATGAAGGTACCGAATTAGTTGAAAAAGATTTAGTGGTATTCTATTACCAAGAAGGTATAGATGATTGCTTATACTTTACCTTATACGATTTTGTTCCAGAGGATTACTATATAGGAGTTCGAAACGGAACGGAGGAATACGAGATACACGATTACTCACCAAAAGATTGGTTTGATGAAACGGTGTCGCACAAAGATTTATGTAAACTAGTTAAAGAATTTGAAGATGGACAGTAACCAAGAAATTATAGTTGCGTTGAGTATGGTCATTATGTGGATGCTTGGATTTATGGCTGCTTGCCTCTGGAATAGAGACTAACCCATTGCGTTTCAGTCGAATAGGGGGCACCCCACAAACCCCTAATTTACTGACGAGGTTCACAGGAAGGGGGCGATGGTTCCAGCGATAAAATTGGTCGTGATGTATATACCCCTATGCGTTGTGGTAAGTGCTTGACGCTCAATTAATTGCGTATTGCATCGATAGGAGGGAGGTAATACGATGCGTGCATTGTATGTAGTGCATACAATAATTTACTAGACGTAATTGTATACGTGTCATGTACTAAAATATATTAATACATTGCTAATTTAGAATGAGTCTACATAAGAATATAAGGCGCAAAGTTTATAATAGATTAATACAGTGAGCTACTATATTAATACATACCATACGAGGCGGTACGGCGCTGTCTAATCGATTAATACGACTCATCTATATGTTAGTATATACGATGCTGTTAAGTACGATTATAACGCCTTAAATTAAGCCTGTTTAGTTTGGGTCTGTTTAGGTGGCTGAATAGTTATAAAAATATAAGGGGCAAATAAAAAACCGCTTATATAATTGAATATATAAGCGGTCTAAATTTGCGGGGGTTGTTTGCTGGTTATATTAGTAGTTTAATCAGTCTATTAATATCAATAGTAATATTAATTTGTGTTAATGGGTTGCACCTTTTAATTTGCATATTGTGTAAGTAATCTAAACGGCTGTATATTGTTTCTAAATTCATAAGCTTAATTTTTAAGGGTTTTACTAAAATTTTCGAGGCGGTGCAAATTATTACTATTCACATAGTAATAGTACAAACGGTTCAAATCTAATTTTTCGGCGTTATTTGTTCCAGTGTAATGCAAAGGATTTTCCACCGCTTTAATTTCAAACTGTTTGCAAGTAAGATATTTTGCAAAGGTTTTACGGCTTGTTTTAAAAGTCCCTTTGTGATTATAAAAATACGGCTGTTGCTCATTAAGGGCAAAAATTAAAGCCTCTTTGTAGGTCTCAAATTCGTGAACCGTTGTTTTGTCCTTTCTTTTAAACCCTAAAAAATTAGTCGGTTGTTTTTCGTTTTGTGTAATTTTATACATTTTCGCTTAGTTTTAAGATTTGTTTACCTACTAAATTCACGCTGTTCATTTCTATATTATGGCATCCTACTATTAAAGTACCGTTTATAGATGTAACAGTATAATAACCGATTTTATAACCTCTTATATCGATTTTGTTTTTAATGCAAATAAACAGCCTTTTAGCGTCTTTTATGTCAATTCTAATGCCTTGGCTTGTTTCTACTTGTGTTTTATCTTGTGATAAGCGCAAATAGTCAATTTTTGTATTTCTTATATAGTTAGTCTCAAAAGTGTTAAATAGTACTAAGTTCTTTTTTAGTTCTCTTTTTTCTTTAGCGGCTTTTGCTTTTCTGTCTTTTAATTCGATAGCTTTAATTTGCTCGATATAGTTTTCATCTAATAAACTGAATCCGATTTTTACAAGCTTCTTTAGTGTCTTATCGTTATTTTTTAAGCTCAAAGAATGTGCGATTTTGTTTTCCGTACAATAAGCCGCCCACTTTTGTAAGCCGCTTAAAGCTCTTGTAATATTACCAATATAAATTGCGGGCTTTCTTGCAACCGCTAATTTTTTAAGGTCAAATTTAATACCACCTTCAACCGCTTTAATATCGATACTACTAGTATAAAATTGCTTATATTGAGTAGTTGCGCTCAATAATGTACTTATATGCTTTGACGTACTAACAGAGTAGCCGCTATCATTTATTATAATTGTACTATCATTAATAAACTCGCCAAGTAAATAGTGCGAGCCGTATGAATAAATTTTATCACCTCGAAAATATACGGAACTTGTAGCATTACGCCCTTCTTCGTGGGTTCTTTGTGCAAAAATGTGAATTACCTCATCGTTGTTTTTAAATACTGTCTTCATAATATATAGGTTTGTTTAGGTTAAAAAATTTAAAAAGGTGTTTTCCTGGTTTTGCTTATTCTTGTGATTTACAAACCACAAACCCGCCCGATATAATTGTTACTAAAGCGGTTCCGTACGATTCAGGACTCCAAGGCATAAACGAAGCGAATAAAACGAATGCCATAAAAGAGACCGAAAAGATAAGAGCGAAAATAAAGAATATAAATGTTTTCATTTTTTAGTGGGTTTTGATTACTTGACAAATATAGAACAATTCTATTTATTAACAAGTGTTAATGCATTTATTTTTATTAAAGTGTAAATATAAAACGCACCCACGTACAAAGCCAACTTTTCACGCGCGCGGTATAACAAAAAATAATTATAAAAAAAATGAATAAAAGTTTGCTTTTCTCATATATTTAAATACTTGAAAAAATAATTTTTGGCTCGAAAAAATTTCGATAGGGGAGGAGGGAGTTCATTTTAGCTCTCATCTTTAAACAAAAGATAATAAAAAACCTGGGTAAATAGATTCTGAACTAATTTAATAATTGTTAAGAAAATATTAGTTCAATCGAAATAAGTTATCTACATTTGTTGAAACGAAATAACCTAAACGAATCGATATGAAACTGAACGAAGCGTACTTAACTAAAGTAATTCGACCGATGATAATTAACTGTTGGAACTTCAATAATTCGGAGCAAGCAGAATCGGTTTTGATTAATTACGTTTTTTTTCCGAACGATTTAAAGAGTGATAGTACACCTAGTTTAAGATTTAGTCTTGTAATGAAAAACGGAAGAGTTCAAGATAGTTTAAATTGTGATAAGTACTTTATTTCTTTTATAAACGATA